CGACTCCAATCGGAGTCGCCCTTTCGGGCCCTAAAGGGCCCGAGGGATAATACCTATCCTCCGTTACCGTCCTGACCTAAGACCTTGATAGATCTTGGCGACGGATTTTAACTAACAACATATAAACCTAACAATTACGCCCATAACTTGAAGATTTACGGGCTTTGCGTGTTTTCACGTGTGATTGTTAGTTTTGTTGATTGTCCTACCATCAACGTGCTTGTAAAAGCATTATGATGATGGATTATTATGGAGGTCTTGCGCCTTGAAGCGGTCAACCTGGGTTTCAAGTCCCATCTTGATCCGCCTCGGACGTATGGTTCGCGCCCTGTTGTAGGGTGTAATCCATTAAGTCTGGGAGCGCTAGACCTCTACTCAATACTCTTTAAATAGAGCGGCCGATGGTACGATACCATCACCTTGTCTCTTGGAAAGGAGACACTATTATGATGAGTTACAACACTGTGGAGGTCAAACGAAATGTCACGTCAAGTGACTACCCTGGGCAAAGTTTTACGTGGCCTGGGCAAGATGGGTGCAGTCCTGGCAGTAGCAGCATTGCCGCAACTAATAGGCCTGCTCCAAATTCCTCAACCGCGTACTACGAACCCGAAATCGAAGGTCAAGTCTGGCGCGACTCCCGTAAAATAAACGGGAGAACTCGCAACCCAAATTATCCCTTCAGGGCGACCCCTTACAGTGTAAGCCATTCCGTCACTCGCAACCACCTTATAAAGATACTAAAAGCATCTTCTGGTGGTGATGTGCGATTTGTACAGACTGGCCATGTAGGCAAGCCTGTATCTTCGTGCACTAAGGTTGTCGATAATTTAGATATATCGGAACCTTTGTATTCGGAGTGGTATGAGGTAACTCACCTATTTCCGTTTACCGTTTACACCAAAATGGTGATAAACGAATCGGAAGTAACTGCCGCGCAGCAAAGATGTGAAGACGCAGTGTCCATGGATTCTCTTACGTCCTACGATGTCTTAACTGACATCGCTGAGGCTCGCGAGATTCCAGGGATGATTACGTCTATCTCGAAAGACGTTACAAATGTCCTTCGAGGCATGAGAAGAAATCACTCTTTAAGTGATCTTCGATTGGCATCTCTACTTCGTCCCCTTGATCTTCTGAGACATCCCTCACGGGCTCTGCGGAAGATTGGGGATTATTGGATGACGTACCGCTACGGCATTATGCCCTTAGCGTATTCTGTACGCGATATCATCAAAACGGTGAATCGCGGAATGGGTACGTATTCCAAGAAGAGCGCAGTGATTACTCCGCACGACACAGGTGTATCCCTTCCTTCTGATTCGACAGACTATTGTCTGAAGATGACTGAGGGTGAGATTACTGTCCGTGCGAATATCTTTGCGTACTACTCTTGGAAGGAGGCATCAATAGCTGCAGGCACGGGTTTTAACCCGTTTGTTACTGCTTGGGAGTTAATCCCTTACTCTTTTGTAGTTGACTGGTTCGTAAACGTGGGCGATTCAATTGCCCGTGCTACGACTATGTCACTCAGTGAGAGTACGCAGGCCTGTATTTCCCGGCGCGATAAATATTCAAAGAATACTTATGCACATAGTAAGGGGAACGTCACTACGACGACTCTTTATAACGTGTTGAGTAATCCTTGGATAGGATCATCTCCGCCCTCTTCGGGCACGAGGACCACAACTAGTCCGGTTGGCAACTACATCCTTAAAGAGGAAGTAGTTGATTCCTATAGTCGGTGGTTATTTTCTCCGAACGCCGCACGACTGTCTCTCAACCCTAGCCTTAATTGGCGTAGGGGTATTGACTCGGTCGTGTTATCTATTAACATATTGGGTACCTTAAATAAGTACCTTCGAGGTCATTAGACAATGGCTAATGTCACTTTGTCAGTGAAATCGCAGGATTCTACTGGCGTAACTTACGCCGATCCTGCACTGCCGAGCAACACTGTTCGGTTCCGATATAGCGGTGCCAATAAAACGCTAAATGGCATCGTTGTCCCCAATAATCTGGAAGAGATCATTTGTAATGATCTCAACTCCGTGACTATTGGCGATGTTTCTGCCCAAGACGCTCTAAGCGTGAGGATCCGGGTTTCCGGAAGTCTCAGCTCGAAAGCTCGTCTTCGTGTCCTTTTGACATCTCTTGCTGCCCAATTGGGTCAGTGGGAGACCGAAAACGTGATGCAAGGGTTTCGTCCCGCAACGGCGCCGGTGATAACCACGCCTTAACCAAAGGCTGTTTATCATGGCGTTTACACGGAGGAGATCATGCATCTCTCAGGTTCCATCAGGACTGTCAATCTCCGAATACGTGATTTCGTTAGTAGTAATACTGGCGAGTCTCGTACTGCTAGCTTGGTTATTAACAAGATGGCAGCAAAATTCGAAGAGCCACGAAGTGATGCCGACTCCAGTCGTCGAAATGACGCTTGGGCTCGGTGGATCGCATTCGATGAATCCCTTGCACCTGAGGGGCTATTAGGCCCTGGATGGGCTAAGGCGCGACTTCTTATTCATGAGTACTTACGCGATTTTCGCGTCGGTGATCTCACGTTTACCAATGGTAGTTCTTTTGAACCGTTGGGGTCCAGGACTTCAATAGCTTGTAAGCTAACGAGTTCTTGGACTATTACCGCTGACTGCTTTGACCTTTTTGCCAAATATTCTTTCTGGCATAGGGCGTTAAAGCATGCGGTGAAGAAGCGCTTTAAATGCTACTGCACTGAACGACAATGGGACGTTCGAGCCGTAAACCGTATGTTGTGGAAGAGGTACAAAACTAAAGAAGTACCTGCGTTCCAAATCTACGCGTTCAAGCTCTTTTGCGTCGTTACCTTCGTTCATGGCAACAGATATTCTACGGTTCCTAAGAATAATCTTAAGGACCGTTCGATATGTCTGGAGCCTTTGTGTAATATGCTTGTCCAGAGAGCTGTAGGACTTGGCATTCGACGTTGTCTTAAACGACACGTCGGAATCGATCTCGACCACCTGGCAGATGTGCACAGGAGTCGTATCAGCGATCCAAAAGTTGCTACAATCGATTTATCTGATTGCAGTGATGCGATCAGTCTCAAGCTCGTTAGATATCTATTCCCCAGTAGAGTATTAGGTTTAATACTCGCTAGTAGGTCAGACATGACCTTGGGACCGGATGACAACTTTTATGTTGTCAATAAGGTTTCTAGTATGGGGAACGGGTTTACTTTCGACTTGATGTCACTGATCTTAACAGCTTTGACCAGAGTATACGACGCTACGTCTACCGTCTTTGGTGACGACATTATCTGTCAGAACCAAGTGGCACCGGACGTAATCGCCGATCTGATAAGGGCGGGTTTCGTAGTCAACCAAAAGAAGACTAACGTTAACTCAACCTACCGCGAATCTTGCGGGGCAAACTATATTGACGAAGTGGGGTATGTTACCACCTTTGATTTTAGGTGGGTTAAAACACCTCACGACCTCGTCGTGGCTTGTAACAAAGTCGCGATCTTGGCAGCCAATTATGGGGAGCCTTTCGAAACTTTGCGATCAGAAATCTGGTCGTATGTCCCCAGTACTTTGCTTGGGGCGGCGGTGCCTAGGCACGCCGTGCATACGGGCAGGCCTCCAATTTATGAGCTCGATACTTATGTACGACATGGTCCACTTGTACAGTGTGATCCCAGTCCGCATAAGTTGAGGTCATTACGTGCCTTCGGAAAAGCTCTGCAAAAGGGCGGGCGGTTTTCTGTCGCTCTGTCCTTCGCATCTTCACTGGGCACGGCGAGTAGCTCGCTGAAATCTGATGACTGGGATTTGTACTTTCAGTACATTCACAGTTGTCGGAAATCTCGACGGGTTCCTCGTTTGGTTAGTAAATCTACCCTAGTAGCAAGAGTTAACGAAGAACAAATCGGCTTCGTTTATGCTCTGCTTCCCGTAAGGGATAAGGTAGTGGGATCGAG